ATTCTTACAGGACTTTAATCTTTTGAGGCTTTCGAGCCTCAACCATTTACGCAAAACCAATTACTAGATATTTAACTCCTGTTGATATTAGCCATTTCTTATATTCATACATTGTCGGGATTCTATTATATATTTTAATATATTTCATCCTTATAGAAGCAGTATAATTATAGTGCCATTGTAGATCTTCTGATGTAGCATCATTAATATTGACTCTCTTCATTTCTTATCCTTTTCTTATACCATAATTATATACTAACAAAAAAACAAAATCCTTGACTTATATCAAGAATATAAAACTTATGCTATAATTAGGCAGACTTAAATTTAAATAGGAGATTGATTATGGGAAGACCTAGAAAGAAACCAGCTACTAAAGAAGAAACAGAAACAGTTAAAACTGTTAAAGTTGAAAAACCTGCTATTAAAAAAGTAGTTAAAGAGGTTTCTTTAAAGGTTAGAAAGTTGATTAGAAACCCGATGAAGTTATCTTTGTCTATCGTTCTAAGAGACTATAATCCATATACTCTTACAAAAGCACAACTAGATGATGAAATCTTTATGGAACACATAGAGAAACTTATCTCACTTAAAAAGATAGAGAGAGTTTAAATGGCAAAGCTTATTAGCGAACTGAATGTTGACATTCACACAAACATCAAAAGAGATTTAATCACTCCAACAAATGAAGAAATATTAAAAGCTCTAAAAGGGGTTATTAATATTCCTGATTCTATTCTATCACTAGACATTAAACTAAGCGTTGATAATCCACCAATCATAATCGTTACTAAATATGCAGAAAAAGAGAACTAATGTCTTTCATAGCTGACTTTAAAGCAAAGTTTCCGGAGTTCGACACAACTAAAGTAGATGATTACTTTGCGACAAGTGAAGATGATTACCAGTGTTATTTTGGTGCTATTTATCAAGAGGACAATGGTTGTAACGACTTAGCGATTCTTATGCTTCAAGCTCATCTATTCACTATCAATAACAAGAGTGGCACTTCTTCTATAAAAGACGCAGTATCTAAATCTGTTGATGGAGTAAGCGTTTCTTTTGCAACTCCGGCAACGATAAACTCTAATGATCTGTTTTTCTCATCAACTAAATATGGTCAGCGTTATTTGCAACTCAGAGCATTTAACTTTGGCGGTGTTTTCGTATAATGATTTTAGGTAAATAAAATGAATAAATTAAAAAGAAAAAAAGTATTTGATTTACCTAAAAAGATTAATAGTATAGAAAACACATCAATAAAAGTAGGTTTCCCAGCAGTTAAAAAAGAAACCCACTCAGAAGATAATCAAGGTGTAAATGCGGTCTTTAAAGCGACTGTTAATAACTTTGGTCTAGGTGTGCCAAAAAGACCTTTCATGGCAATATCTTTTGCTAAAAATAAAAGCACATATAAAAAGTTAATTTTAAAAGAGTTAGGCAAAATAGAAAAACTTGATTTTACAAAATTTGCTAATAAATTGGGGATACTAGGACAAGGACATGTTCAAAAAGAAATCACAGCATTGAGAAGTCCGGCAAATAATCCAGCGACAATAAGTGCTAAAGGAAGTTCAAACCCTTTAATAAATACAGGTCACATGTTGCAATCAGTAACTTTTGCAGTTGGTAAATTATGATCGATTTTGAATTATACGAAGAAGTAATAACAGAATTTTCACAAGATTTTGAGTTTACAAGGTTTGTTGTGACGGTTGTTACTGGCAGAGAAGTAAGAACTCCACAAACTCCCACAGCAATCAACTGCTATGTTCATCCGGCATCTAACGAAGATATTAAAGCCATTGCGCAAGACGGTTATCACTTAGAAGATATGATAAAGATATTCGCTCCTGTTGATGCAGACATATTGACCGATGATAATGTTTCTTATAGATCACAAAACTATCGTGTAATGAAAATAAATATTAAAGTTGTTGGCGATTATAGTAAGTTCTTCGCTGAACTTATAAAGGATTAGAATGATTGACTTTAGAATACCGATTGTTGATTATATAGAAAATGTTTTAAATGATATTGATGTATTTGACGGTGCATTGACTTTTAAAGCACCAGACGATGACTATGTAACATTCTATATACTAAATGAAGAAAAAGCAAGTTTTATTAATAATACAAGTCTCTCAATCAATCAATCCGACAATACAAAATTAGATGAAAAATACACTCCTTTAACAATAGTGACAATGAGTTTAGATATTCGTGGTGCAAATAGTTTTCTAAATGCTAGAAATTTATACAATAGTTTTGATACAATATCAAATAAGGAACTTTTGAGTAATCAAGGTGTTTCTTTTATGGCTTTAGGTGCAATGGCTTCACTCCCTCAATTAAAAAATACCAGGGAAGAAGAAGGCTATCTCTTCGACTTCATTTTTAGTTATGACAATAGTCATATAGGTGAAGTAACACTTGTTGATGTAGTTTAGTGGAACTATATCCATTTCAACATAAGGAAAACAAAATGGCATTAAATCGTAGAGCTGTCTTAACTGATGTACAAAAAGAGTTAGCGACAACATTTATTGATATAAATAAGGCGGTAGGTCTAATCACTGACACAACTGTAATTACAGAGTTAAAGAGATTATACACTACTATTGAAGAGGTAGGTGAGGACTTTCTGACAACTTCAGAAGCTTATGCAATGGCAGAGGCTTATTTTAGTGAGGGTGCAACAACTCTTTATTTAGTACCGGTAACGGGTGAAAGTTCAGGAAGCTTAACAACTATTTCAATTGCTCCAAATGACTTTATCGCTATCACAGACGGTGAGTTTGATGTAGATGTGGATTCTGTAACACAAGCAATTGCAGCACTAGATTTTACAAGCATCGGAAATATTCAAGACATAGCTGATGTTATCACTGCCGGTCTTATTAGTGCAAGTGCTGGTGCAACTTGTTCAGTCGGCATTGGAAACACTTTGGTGATTACTTCTGATTCAACAGGGGTAGCTTCAATAGTTGATACTATAGCAACTCCAGCATCTCCAGTTGGAACAGACATATCAGCATTGATTGCTAAGTCCTTCTTAACAGTAAGCGATAAAGATATAATTGGAAAACTAACTGAGCTAGAAAATGATAGCACTGCAGGTTTTAACTTTGTAGTTGTTGGACTAGATAAAGCTTTAGGGCTTACAAATCAAGTAGTTGGAGATGGTGCAGATTTAACTCAATTCGTATTCAATAAAGAGTATGATGTTTTTATAGACTCTAGCGCAGCAGCAGTAATCACAAGCGTTACAACTGATGTATCTTCAACAAATAAAAACTTCTATGATAACTTAAGCGGTGATGATCTGCTAAGAGTTGGAAATGTATCCTTCTATTATACTGATGTAGCCACTGACTTTGTATCATTTGGTGTAATGGGTAAATTAATGGCTAAAGATATTGGTTCTCAAACTGTTAAGTTTATGAAACCTAAAAATAGTGCTTCAGTAGATATGACAAATGCAGAGCTTCAAAATACTCTTGATAAAAACACAAATGTTTATACAGGAACAAATGAGCGTGTTGGTCAATCTTTCATCAAAGAGGGTACTACTTTAAAAGACGGTGATTTCGTTGATACTTCACTTGGTAGCATTTGGGTAAAGATCCAGTTAGATGAAGCGATTTATAATTTACTAACTACAAAAAAAGTAGGGATTAACTTAGATGGATTTACTCTATTAGAAAACATCACACAGCCTGTATTCCAACAAGCGATAAATCAAGGCATCATCGACAACAACGCAGATGTGCCGTTTGAGATTGCTTTCACTGCTGGAAACATAGCAAATCGTGAAATCATTGGTACATATTCATACTTTGAAGATGTTGCTGGTCATTTTGTGACAAATACTATTACAATTAAAACGGAGGCTTAATCATGGCTGAACAAACAAAAGGACTCATAAGCTTTGTTTATGGTGGTATTCCGATTAAAGGACTCGCTGAAGGTTCTATCACTTACGATGTAGGTGAAAGAGGTGATTCTTTAAGCGCATTGGACGCAGTAGTGCATATTAAGCGAAATAAAAACGCTATTATCACGGCAATTACAGCAAATATAGTTAAAGGTACAGAAGGCTTAGATGCTTTACTGCTTCAGATTCAAACTGATGTAAACTTTCCATTAACAATCAATGATGAAGGAGTAGGATTCAAAGGATTCATGGCTTCTGCAAATCCCACTCAGATTGCAATTGGCGATAGCACAGGTTCGTCAGATGTTGAAACTGTCTCAGTTACTTTCAAAGGTAACTTACAAATTCTATCATTAGAAAAATAGGCTCTTTTGAGTCTATTACATTTTACGAAGTCCATTTTCTCCCACATTCATCTCCGGTGGGCTTCGTAAAGTGTTAATCAAAGGAGATAAGAAGATGATACTGATTAAAAAAGATTTAAAGACTGTTAAAAATAAACTGTTGTGTGAATTAGAAGATTATATATTTGATAGCGTAATGCCGTTAATGACAAATGCTATGGGAATGACTCCAGAGAAGCAAGAACAACTATCAACCGAGATGATGAAAAGTGTAATGGATGCCATAAAAGAGAATAGTATCCGCTTTGCAACAATTTGTTATACGGATGAAAATGGCAATGAATTAAGTGAAGAAGATTTACAAGAGATGCCATTAAAGTTAAAAGTATTTCAGGAATGTTTACCAGAGATTATGGAAATCATGGCTGATTATTTACAGAATGAGGATTCAGCAGAACAGGGAAAGCCAAAGCGGAAAGTAATCCGCAAGAAATAGTTAAGTTTTTACAACAAAATAGAATCGCACCTCTTTTCTTTAGAGGCTCTGTTTTAATATCTCAGAAAGTAATCTCATTTAGCGAGTTTATGGAAATGAGATATAAAGACTTTAAGAAAGTTGAAGCTACTTACTATTTCATTCAGAGCATGAAAAATGGAAAGGTTAAATCTTCTCGATCTAAAGATAAAACTAAACAAGAGCTGCAAGGATTAGAAACAATTAGAGCAGATGATCTAAACTTACCTAAAGAGTACCTATCTATTTTTTAGATATAATTATCAAAAGGATTCATTTTGGGAACAACCGTTGAAGAATTAGATTATGAATTAAATTTTAAATGGGATAAAAAAACATTTGAAGGGTTCAATAAATCTCTTCAAAAATCTGTTGCTGGATTTGTTAAACTTGGAGCAGCGATAATTGCTGCACAAGGTGTTGCTTTTTCAATTGCAAAAAGTGTGGCAGATCAAAACGATCAACTTGACAAATTAGCATTAAGACTAAATACGACTACAGAAGAATATCAACGGGTAAAGTTTGCTGCCGAAGATTTTGGAGCAAGTGGCGATGATGTCACTGCTTCGCTAAAGAACCTCACAAAAGCCCAAGAAGATATATTAAGAGGCAAAGGTGACATTGAAGCTTTTGGACGCTTAGGCATTAATCCTGCAGACTTTCAAAACTCTTCTGATTTACTTCTAGCGATAAGCGATTCAATACAAAATATTCAATCAAATTCAGAAAAAATAAACCTACTTGAAAGAATTGGAGTTAGCACAAATCTACTTCAAGCATTAGATAGTGGTAGTGCTAATATAAAAGCTCTAGGAGAAGAGTTTGATAGTTTTGGTGGCACAGTATCAGCCGAACAAAAACGACTCGCTGGAGGGTTTCAAGCGGTATGGTTAAGAGCAACTACAGTTATAAGTGGAATGACAAATAAGATAGGTTCTCAACTTCTAGTAAATATAAATAAGTTCTTACAAGTGTTTGTAAAATTTGCTCAAAAGAATATGAAAGAAATAACAGCAGGGTTTGATAAGTTTTTTAGAGCGATAACAAAAGCTTCAAATGTATTATTTACTGTATTAACAAGAATATTCTCTTTAATATCTAGGATAGTTGGATTAATGGGTGGACTTGAAAATGCTGTTCTTGCTGCATCTGTTGCTTTTCTAGTATTGAAAAGAAAAATGACTTTGGCTTTTGCTGTTCCTCTTGCGCTAGGATTAGCATTATTTTTAATCATTGAAGATATTATATTTGCATTAAGCAATAAAGATAGTATCAGTGGCGGCTTCTTAGATACTTTAGGTATCAAAGTTGAATCTATCCTTGAGTTTGCGAATAACATTAAAGGTGTGTTTGAAATAATTTTAAGTCAATTCGAAACCCTTATAAATTTTTGGATATCTTCATTTACCAAAATTGCTGAGATAATAAAGTCAATCGGTGCAATTTCTAATAAAATCAGTATTCCTAGTTTTGATTCAATATCGAATTCTATTAGTGGTTTCTTTGGAGGAGGTCCACAAGCTCAGGCAATCACTAATAATATTGGCGGTGCAAGAGATGCAAATATTACGATAAATGTTAGTGGAGCAGACGGAAGCGTAGTGGAACAAATAAACCAATACTTCCAGCAAACATCAAATAGAATTTTTGGAGATTAAAAAATGGCATTAATTCAAATAAGCGGATTTTCTAAAAATGTTTTTGAAAGTGATGAAAGTGGAATCACTGTTGCTTTTGACGGGTTTCTTAGTGTCAATCAAGTTGTAAATAATGTCGTTACAAAAAGACCTATTGAGGATGGCTTTGACTTAACTGATGCAGTTCACAATAGCCCTACAGTCTTATCAGTAGAAATCATAGTAACTGATACAGCGCAGACAATAATTGACAGTAGATCAATTACGAATCTTCCAAACATTCTAGGAACTAAATTTGTTCAAACATATACGAAGAGACAATTAAACAGATTAGATGAAATCTCAAACAATAAAGAAACAATTTCCTTCAAAACAAAATACGGAAATTATAGTGGATACTTTTTAGAGAATTTCTCTTACACTGAATCAGAAGAAGAAGGGCTAAGAATCAGTTTTAATTTATCAGAAAATAGAACTGATGTTGTTGCAGACACTTCATTAAACATAGATGATAGTATAGGATTATGGTCATGATAATAAATTTAGATTTAAACTTTATCAACAAGATTTTAAAAACAAATCAAGCTGAACTTAGATTCAAATACAATACAAATAACGACTATTTCTATTTTGATCTATTTGATTTAGATGGCAATATAATTTCTTATCATAATAAAGTTGTTTCAGGCTTTCAGTTTTTAGGCTTTAGATTTACTTCTGACTCTAGTGCTAGTTATGCAACAGCAGAAAATATCTCTGGATTCAAGTTAGTCACAGATGAGTAAATTTTCTACTAGAGACTTAATCGTATCAATAAGAAATAAAGATATTGATAAGACAATAGAGAATCTAAATATAAGAATTGTTGCAACTAAGACACTCGCAAGTGTACCAAATGAAGCGGAAATTGAAATCTATAATCTTAATCAAAACAGCAGAGAAGATTTATATAATAATGTTTATAATTTTACTGAAGATATAGGCAACACTGATATCACTGTAACTTTAGATAATAAGCAGATTTTCACAGGTCAATTAATTAATGTAAACAGTACTTATTCTATTCAAGATGCGGAATGGAAAACAGTTCTTTATTGTGGAGATGGTTTTAATGCTTTTCGTACTAAGACTAATAAAAAGTTTGACAAGGGTACATCAAGAAAAGATATTGTTGATGCACTTATTGACGAGCTATCTGAGGCTGGTGTTGTAGTAAAGGGAGCGATAGAAGGCTTCACAAATTGCACAGATAAAAGTTTACTCAAAGCGGTCCTGGTTAATGGTGAAATAGTATCTAATATAAAACGGCTGTTAAAAGACTGCTTCAAAGATGTTGATGTTTATGTAGATGAAGAAAAAATAAATATTTTAGTGGAAAAATCAGTTATTAAAAACAATCTAATTGTTATAAACAGTGGATTAATTGAACCGCCAACACTAAGCGAGCAGGGCATCAATGCTAAAGTTATATTAAATTCAAGTTTAAAGATTGGCGCAGAGTTCCAGGTACAATCAAGAAGCCGGAATATTAGCTTTGGAAATCTAACAGTAAACAGACCTAGAAAAAAACAAATAAGTGGTGACGGGATTTACAGAGTGCAAGAACTAAAACACATTGTTGATAATTTCTCTAGTGCTGTTGCAACAACTGAAATAATCGGTTTAAACTCAGGGAGACTCTAAATGCCAAAAGAAGTAGTACAATCAAATGACGGTATGATAAATTTTATATTTAATGCTATCAATAATTCATTATTAGAATTAAATACTTCTAACATGGCAACGATAACAGCTATAAGCGATGATAAAACTAAAGTAGATGTAACTATTGATTCAAGCAAAGAAGAAGTGCCAGAAATACCCTTTGTAACATTACAAGGCGGAGGAAGCTTTTTGCAATTCCCAATAAGTGTAGGCGATAAAGTCTTGTTGATCTTTGCGAAAGATACCACAGAAGATTGGTTAAGTGATGATGATGATTTTATATTTGATTCTAACTTTGATATAAACAATGCTTTTGCTTTAGTTGGGATAAACAATGTTAATCCGATAGAGATCCAAGACTATACAGATTTTAAAGTAGATACTATTAAGATCAGAAATGAAAATGAAGAACTTATCACGATTTTAAGTGAAACTACACAGGCTCTTAGCGATACAAGTGATTTATTATCAACAACAAATGTCGTGATAGCATCCGGCTCTAGTGCCGGAACTTATCCAATTAGCTCACAATCAGCTTTCTCATCGTTAAAGACAACGATAGATGATTTAAAAACAAGATTAGATTCTTTCAAGGTCGTATAATGGCACAAATAGATTATCAAACAATCGAAAACAGCAATGGCGAATTTGATGTTATTCTGCCTCTAATAAAAGTAACATCAAGTGAAGATTTATTATTTCAGCAAGTGGAACTACTGCTTGACACATGGAAAAATGACTTCGTGTATGATGTAAATAAAGGAATACCATATCAAGATATATTAAAAAAAGATTTTGATTATAGCGATTTAGAGTCTTTATTTTATGAAAAGTTATCAAAATTGAAGTATTTTAAAAACATGATTGACTTTAATGCGAATTTAGATGTTAAAAGAAATTTAAATATAAATTTTACTATAATAGGAAGTTCTGATATTCAGAGATTTTTCAATGTTGTATTTGTAGATAATTTTAACAATATTCTAACAGATTCAAGCGGTGCAATTTTAACAATATAGGATTAATTATGGAAAAAAGAAATATACAAAATTATTTATCAAGCGGTGAAGTGGGTGAGATTTTTATCGGTGGAGGCATTTCAGACAATAAAGTGATGACAATGAAAGACCTTAATGAATACGATGGTGTTCCCGGTCCACAAGGTGAGCAAGGCGAACAGGGTATTCAGGGTGGTACTGGACCAACAGGAGACCAAGGTATTCAAGGTGAGCAAGGCATTCAAGGTGATACAGGCTCACAAGGTGAACAAGGCGAGCAAGGCATTCAAGGTGATGCAGGATTAACAGGAGATACAGGAGACCAAGGTATTCAGGGAGACCAAGGAATACAAGGGGAACAAGGTATTCAAGGTGCAACTGGTGATGATGGAGCAGATGGACAAGTATTAACAGTAGTAGCTGGAACAAATGTTACAGTTGATGCAACAGACCCAGCTAATCCTATTGTTAATGCTACTGGTGGCGGTGGTGGCTCAATGGAGCTTATATCTACTACTGAGGTTACAAGCAGTGTTAGTAGTGTAGAGTTTACAGGGTTAAGTGGGTATAGTAGATATAAACTGATGTTTAATGAAGTAAACACTACATCAGCAAGTCAATATAGGTTGATGGTATCAGCAAGTTCAACAGATGAAACAACAACATCTTATTCTGTTGGATATGATTTTGTTCCTGATGGCATAGCTGATAAGGTTTCAGGTGGTGGTGGAGTAACATACTGTATTTTAGCATTAGACATTCTTGATACCACAATAGCTGATGGAGAAATTAACATAAATAATCTAACATCAGCAGTTCCAACAACATACATGGCACAAGTAACTTCAGTAGATACTGGTGCAGTAGGAAGTGCTACTTATGCAAGAGGGCAAGGTTCGTTCAATAGTTCTATTGCAAATGATGCTGTAAGAATGTATGCCAATAGTGGAACAATAGACTCAGGCACATTCTCACTATACGGTATTAAAGGATAATCATGCAAAAGTTAGTAAATGGTGCGTTAGTAGACTTAACACCAGAAGAAATAAGTCAAAGAGAAGCTGATGCTATCAAGACACAAGAAGAACAAGCCACTCAAACAATCAAAGACCAGATAGATACAAATTTAAAATATTTATCTTATACAGATTGGTATGTAGTAAGGTTTGCAGAAACATCAGTAGCTATTCCAACTGAGGTGGCAACTATAAGAGCAGAAGCTAGGGTGGCTATTGATAATCTAAAAGCACAATTGTAATGAAATGCGAAGTAAGCTACTCAGACAACTTACCAGATTATGAAGTTAAACACATAGAAAAGGTTTAAAATGGCAATTATAGATTATAAAACAAGCGAACAAAATGAAGGCGAATTTGATATTGAATTGCCATTGTCAAAAATTACTAGTCGTGATGATTTATTGTTTCAGCAAGTAGAATTACTATTTAGTACATATACTGAAGATTTCGCATATGATGAAACAATGGGAATTCCTTATGAGCAAATACTAAGAAAAGATTTTGATTTAACATCGCTAGAAACAATTTATTATGGTAAGATTAAGGTATTAGTTTATTTTAAAGATTTTTTGAATTTTAAAATAGATATTGATAGTACGAGAAACTATCTTATTAGTTTTGATGTTGTATCAGAAAACAACATTACTCAAAACTTTAACTTTTCACTAGGGGCATAAAATGGCAATAATTACAGAAAGCGGTGTAAATATTGACACATTAGAAGAAGCAGTAAAAAACAATACTGCATCATACTCTGAAAAAACAGGTGATGTTGATGTGTCGCCAAGTAGTGCGGCTGGTGAACTTATTGCAATAACATCCGAAATGGATGTGAGAAACCAGCAGAATGTAGCAGATGCTTTCACTCAAAACACTATCACTGATGCAACAGAATTAAATCTTGACAATTTGGCTCTAGTTAAAAATCAAGAAAGAAAAGAAAATCAATCAAGTATAGTGTTTGTAAAATTTGAAGGTGTTAATACAACAATTGTTCCAAAAAACACTATTTTAGTTTGTAGTGATAATAATGAAGAGTTTTTAACGGACTTTGATACAATCATTGCAAGTGGTGAAGCGTTTGTAAGTGCTACAAGTGTAAAAATAGGAGTGATATGCCCGACAGAGACAATCAGCCTTAAAACAGCAATCACAGGCATCACGAGTGCAACTAATCAAACTGACGCAGAAGTAGGCTTTGACAGCGAAAGCGACTCAGTATTAAGAACACGACTTCAATTCATAGGATCACCATTTACGAATAATCTAAAAGAGGGATTATTTCTAGCTTTAACAGAATTGCAAAATACTACAAAAGTTGCAATACTAGATAACAATACAGACTCAACAATTGACGGAGTTCCGGCAAGATATTTCAGTCCAGTTGTTCAAGGTGGAAATCAAGCAGAAATAGCAAAGATAGTTTACCGTTATATGGGAGTAGGGAATCCAAGTTTTGGAGATATTTCTCAAACAATAATAAGTGATGTAGATAGTTCTATTTCTTATGTGGTTTCATATAATATACCTACTGAATTATTAACAGTTGTTGCAGCAACAATCACGACAGACTCAACATTTAACTCTGACACAGGTTTTGATGAAATAAGAGATAACATTGTAGCTTATTTTGATTCATTGAAAATTGGCGAAGATGCAATCATTCAGAAAGTTGAAGCAGTTTGTTTTATTCAGGGAGTGACAGCAGTAAGTATTCTTTTGAATGCGTCTGCAGTTAGTTTAAATTCTACTTTTAAAGAGTTGTTTGTGACAAATCTATCTAATGTGACAGCCTCATGACATTTCAAGATTTAGCAGTAAGCAGAATTACTCCAAAATTTGCAAATGCTAATAACTATAAAAACATTGTAAGATTCACGACAAGCATATTTGATAAATCTGTAACGGACATAGAACTAATAAAAGATTTAAAGAACTTAAATTCTGAAAGCACTGTAGTATTAGATGAATTGGGAAAGCTTTTAGGCATATATCCTAGACCTATACTAGAGATAGGCACTTCTGGTGAAGGCTTTATGCAATGGGATGTTTTAGGCTGGGATACTACACCCTTCTTCACTCTTGGGAGCGAAGATATCAGACCTTTAACAAACTTAGAATATTCAAGACTTTTAAGAGCTGTCGCAACACTGATGACTTTTAATGGCACGGTCGATGATTGGTCTAGTCTTATTGGAAAACTAGCAGATGCTTCAGTGTACATAGTTAATAAACCTAGTTCTTACGATATTGTAATTCTAAAAACATTAACGCAGATAGAGAAAAACCTACTAGAATTTCTTTTAGATAAAATTGACAACTTAACAGTCAAAAAAGGCTTCTTAGGAACTTCTGATAATCAGCCCTTTCAATGGGATGTTACAGCTTGGGATACGGTTTCTTTTATAGAACCGTGGTAAATTAAAATAAAGGAAAAATAGATGGCTATATCGAATCCAAACTTAATAGACGGTATTGATTTAAACGGAACAAATCAAGGCACACCGGCAACATCATTAGTTGATGACGGGTACTTATTCCAATCAATACCAAAATCGGCAGACATGAATAGATACTTCAAAGAATTATATAGAGGTATGCACTTCTCTAAAGAAAACGGAGCATGGCAATATGATGCAGCAGTATCGTATAAAAAACATGCAAGAATTATGAGAGATCAAAATATCTATCGTTCTTTATCTGACGGCAATCAAGGCAATGATCCATTATCAAATCCTACTTTTTGGCAAATTGACCAGTGGAGAATGAATACAGTAACTCATAATATATCAGCAGATAGTGATTATACGCTTACAACGGATCAAAACAATTTCGGCAAAGTAATCATTACCGATACTGGTGTAGTTTTAACAGGTGCGATTAATATTATAATGAGTGATGAAGAAAAAGATTTTATAATTTTAAATGATACTCTTCAAGATTTAACAATAAAAACAAGCGCAGGCACAGGAATTTTAATCTCTCCTGAATCAAAAAAATGGCTACTTTGTGATAGCATAGACATAATTGAAAGCATAAATCTTGCTGATACTAGACTCAATGATGCTGATGAAGAATTTGCAGGGCAAAATGCAGGCGAGAAGATTCTCAAAGTTAATGGCGATTCTATTAAAAATCAATGCACAGCATGGGTGAGATTTAACAGCACTAACGGTGTCATACTAGACGGTCTTAATATTTCTTCGGTCATAAGAACAGCTCTAGGTCAATACACTATCAACTTTGAGGGAACAATGAACGACACTAATTTTGCAGTAGTCGGAACAAGCTATAGAAATGATACTACAAATCCTGGTCACATTGGGGAAGTAGCAGGAAGAACAACATCATTATTTAAAATAGTAAGTGAAGATAGTACTGCTGCAGAATCAGACTTTAATGAAATTTCAGTTATTGTAATAGGAGGATTAAACTAATGAAAACTTTTTATAAAATCATAGAGCAAAAAGCGGAAATCGGAAGTGGCACAATAATCCCGGAAGGATTTATACAATACACAATCGGTGAAGAGCCTGATAAACTATTAAAAGCATTATTGCATAAAACCGATGAAGAGATAGTAGTATCTATTAAAGAAGCAATTAAAAAGCATCTTGATCATGAAGCTCTAATGCTAGGTTATGATGACATCAATTCAATCGGAAAATATTTAGGCTATGAAAATTCATATAGAGCGCAATGTGAAACTCTTGGAGTGTTAGTGTCTGCTATATGGAAATATATTGAGGAACAAATACATCAAGTATCACAAGGCAAGAGAACTCTGCCGACTATCGAAGAAGCAATTGCTGAGATAAAAGAAAATATACCTTTCGATTATTATGTGGAACAAGTCTAATGAAGAGTGGCTGTAAATCTCACTACTTTTATTAAACATTAACAGTGAGTAGAGATATAAAATAATAAGGTTTAGATATGAACAACGAAGAATCAAAAATGCCAAAAAATTACAAAAGCTGGTTTGCATTTGTTACTTTTTTATCAGCATTTGCTTATTCAGTCTTTTCAGATAAACCAGAGCCAATAGTTTATACTACTGGTTTATTCTTTGTTGTCATAACAATCGCTTTCATGCTAAGAAGTGAAGAACTTTTACAACTTATGAAAATCGTGATAGAGAGGTTTAAAAAGTAATGCCAAGCTTCAATATAAAAGACTACATGCTATTAGCTCTAGGATTAATCATTGTAGGTTTATTATGGTCCAGGAACTCTCTACAAGATGACTTGCAAGAAATGACAGAAAAGCGGGATAAAAAAGCATCTGAATTGCTTGTGAGTATAACTAACGAACAATCACTAGAAAATGCTATAATTCTATACAATGAGACAGTTGAAAAAGACCGACTTGATACAGACAAAAAACATCAGGCATATATCAAAGCTATGAAACCAGAGACAGTTACAAAATATATAAAAATCTATACAAAGGACTTAGATGAAAACGCTAGTGAATGCGAAAATATTAATAGTATTCTCGATAATGTTATTGATATCGGGCTGTAAAGAAGATTGCACACCCGTAGTAATAACAAAAGTAGTAGTTCAAAAAGTTCCCGTAAAATGTAAAATAAAAAAAGTAGAATGTAACTACTCTGGAGACAGAACACAAGCACTCACAGAGTTGATAAGATGTAACTATGCGTTAAAACAAGCGAACAAGGAATGTCAATGAGTGATTCAGAAGAGAGAAGAGAAAAATCACAAGAGACAATCGACAATACTGTCGCAATAGGACAACTTGTTGCACTTCAGGAACGAACAACAAAAGATGTTGATAAGCTTGTAACCCATATTGAAAAGTTTTTGCCAGTTCACTCAAAGTTAGCTAATTTAAGAACAACTCTTTATGGGGTTATTGCCATCGCTTTAGGCTTTGGCACGTGGATAACTTTAGATCATTTCAGACTAAGCGAAGAAAATGCGACACATATTGCTGTGCAAGCAGAGAGAGAACTAACGAAAGATGCAGAGCAAAAATCAATGGTAAAAGATATTCTACAAGAAATAAAAAAAAATCATATCTATTTGTTAGAAAAAGTGAGCAAAAATGAAACTCAAATAACATATCTAAAAGGGAGAATTAAGAAATGATAAAAGCAGTAATACATTGCAGTGATTCACCACAAGGTCGCGGAGATAACGCAGAGACTATCCACAAATGGCATCTGGCAAGAGGTTGGGACGGCGTAGGTTATCACTATATTATCTTAGAAGACGGCACTATCGAAAACGGCAGACCTGAATACTGGAAAGGTTCACACGCAAGAGGTCATAATGATGCTCTAGGTATTTGTCTTATTGGAACAGATAGCTTCACTCATGCACAATTCATCAGCTTAGAGAAGCTCTTAAAAGATAAAAACTTCAAAGCCGATGAGATCGTAGGACATAACGAAATAAGCTCTAAAACATGCCCTAACTTTAATGTGAGTAGCTATTTAGTTTCAATTGGGATAAATTAATCACATTAACTCATTATATTTAAACTAGATGATTGCATTCCAGTTGAAAAAGGACTAGAATCCAACAACACTGGAGCAATTTTAACTTCATTTGTTTCCAAGAACTTTGCAACCATTTCATCATCAGTAAGCTTTTGAAGAATCACTTTAGCTTCACAAATAGCTTCTCTATGCTCTCGATTGATTTCTCTAGCCTTTTCAATAGCCTCAGAAGAAACATTTTTAACAGTTCTTTTTCTAGGCTTGTTGGGTTTTGTGCGAGGCTTATTTCCTTTAGGTCGCTTAACAATCTTACCCTTCATACTATGACTAACTCTTCTTGCACAGTCTTGACAAATCTGACCTTTCATCGGCTTAAAAGAAACATAAGCACTCTCTCCGCACTCTTTATTTGCACAAGTCCTAAGCCACATAGTCTTAGCTTTACCATTCGCTTTAGTCATAGTAATACGAGCAGGAGCAAACTCTTCACTAGAAGCACCAACACCGGTCCTTTTTTTAGAGCAAGTAGAACAAAGCTGAGGCTCTGCAGGTTTTGCTTTTAAATCAGTTCTGATATCCTCACAATCTTCACATGTACGAGTATATACAACTTTATCTTTTCCCTCTTTGCGATTGTTCTGACTCATAGCAAAACCCAACTGCTTACTACTACACTCACTACAAAGTGTATCCGCTTTAGGTTTATAGCGAACCCACTTCTCATCACCACAAGAACAAACACGAAGATACTCATAGCGAGAAACACCGTTTTCACTTTTTCCATATACTCTTTTTTCTATCATGCCATCTTCCTAAAAAGGAATTTCATCTTCATTAATGTCAATCACAGGAACAGAATCACTACTAGGCATCTGGCGACTTTGCTGCTGAGGCTGTTGTTGATAACTTTGCTGTTGCTGTGGTGCTTGGCTTTGTTGTTGTTGTTGTGGTTGCTGATAAGAATTATTATCGTTACTTGTGCTATCACCTTTTGAGTCTAGCATCTGCAAAGTTTCAACTGTTACAGAGTGCTTAGAGCGTTTTTGTCCGTCTTGGTCATTCCATTGTTCAAAATTTAAACGACCCTCAACTAATATTTTAGAGCCTTTTCTTAAATATTGATTACATATCTCGCTCGTGCGTGCAAATGCAGTAAAATCAATAAATAAAACTTCCTCTTTCTTCACACCGTCTTTTGAGAATTTTCTACTAACGGCCAAGCTGTTTTTATAAATACCCATGCCTCCCTGAGAAAACTTTAATTCTCCATCTTTTGTACAATTCCCTAATAGTATTACTTTATTAAACATCGTCTTCTCCTAAATTAGCTAACAATCCTGAAGTAACTAGATAAACATTAGCAATTATTAAAAATGCTGCTTTTTGCACTTCTTCCTCTGCGTAGATAAACAAGATAAACCACACAAGCGATAGTAATAACGCACCAATTTTCATTATTTTTTTACTTTTCATTCTTACTCTCCTAATTCTCTAGTCGGAAATTCCACAGAAAATCCGAACTTTTCACCCAATGCTCTATTAAGCACATCATATACCTTCGTTATCTCGTCTTTGTTTAGCTTTGTCGTGCTTTTCTTCTTCAGCACAGCTTCTTGTATAGGTCTCCACAATAAGTCCTTCACACTCACCGGAGACCATTCTACATCTACCTTTAAAGTCTTAGTTATTGATAAACCACCTTCATTTAACTTAGCAGACAACAATGAAAAATATTTGTGCATTGCTGAGTTCTGCTTTATTGTTCTAAGATTAGACTCACTAATTTCTACCCCCAATAAAGCAGCAATATGGACTAGTGTATCAAAGTCAATTTCAATAACCGCAACATCGTCTTTTATTTGCTTTATTTTCATTACTTAGCTTTTGAGAATTCAGCGATAGACTGTTTAGCATTGATTGCACCTTCTAACAACTCAATAGCATCATTAAAGTTAGTGCTATGTAGTTCCATTGGTTTTTGCATACCATAAGTTGTACAAAACTCTAACAAATCTAAGTTATTATCTTGGATCAGCTTCATAATCTCAGAATTTTGAGCAGTGTTAATTGTAATCTTTTCTACAAAATCTTCTCCGGTATAAAGATTTAAGCCAAGCCCAAACATCGCAAAGTTTTTAACAAGGCATCTCATAGTTGCTGTATTTATGTCAAACATTGTTGCAGCATTAACAGTCTTGTCTTCAAAGCCATTTTTGCGTTTATTTGGATAAGTGCCTTCCCATTTAATAGCCTTATATGTATACGATTCTCTCTTTAATGCTCTATTGGCACCGTCAAGAACAGGAAGCCACATAGATAAAGTTTCTTCGCCTATCGTAACCTCAGTCATTATCATTATTCCGAAATCATCAGCAAAGTATGGCACCCCGTTATCAGCACGAAGAACTTTGTAGTTTGCATCAGGACATTCTTTTTTTATTTTCTCCCATGCAAAATTCCAACTTAGATAGTTTTGAGCCTGTTTACCTGTACCTTTAGCTTTCACCTTGTCAGAAACATTTACTTTTAGCAGTTTTTCAAAAGTTGTATCATTAGTTTCCATTTGGACTCCATTTCACATTTCTGATTTTACCCTCGATAATTAAATCAAGTAATGCTTCTCTTTTGTTTTCAAAAGCTTCTTGCAAGTCGTCCCAAGCCTCATTGTAAAGTTCATCGTAAGCTTCTTTATTTTCAAGGTCTTTTTGTTTTTTCTCAGCTTTTTGTTTCGCCATAAGTTCATCAGCTTCTTTTGCAGCTTGCATTCTATCTGCTTCTTCTTGAATAGCTTTTTGTTGAGCTTCAAAATCATCTTTTTGTTTTCGAAATTCAGCTTTTTCTTCATCAAGTTTTTTCTGTTCTGCATCTCTCAATGCTTGTCTTTCAACTTCTTCTGCATCAGCTTTTTGCTTTGCCTCTTCTTGAATCTTTTGAGCATTTTCTACAAGGTTCTGATTTTCTAGCATTTGAAGCATTTGTGTTTGTGATTGAGTGTAAGCCATAAACGCTTCATCAAAAAACTCTTCTAAGATTTCACGACTAGGACACTCAAGTAATTCTAAAGCCTCTGTGATAACTTTTGAGGTCTTCCCTATACATTGTGTAGGATTATCTTTTAGTTGGTTAATAATACGCTTTATGTTAGTTACACGCTGTTCTTCTGCCTCTTCTATCTCTATCTGCTTACGCTTTTCTTCATTCTCTACTTTAGAAACAAGAGCTTTTAATCTTTCCTCGTAAGGATTGATAGTTTTTTGAATCTCTTTTGCAATTTCAATTACTTTTTTATGAAACTGAAAAGCTGGCTCACCGATTTCTTTTCTTGTTCTTTCAATTGAAGTTCTAGCTTTTCTAAATGCTTTAAATCCTTTTTCAATCTCAATAAACTTTAGTGATATTTCTTCAACTGGTGTAGATATATCAATGCTTGCTAATTCACTATACTCTTTTATTAACTCATCAGTATTTACAAGAGTTGTTAATTCTTTTGCATTTTTTAACACCGGAGCTAAAAACTCATCCTCTACTATTTCCGCTTCTACTGTTTCACTCATCTCATCTCCTTTATCATTACTCATGGATTTTCTCCCCAACTTCTTGTCTCACACTTATGTAATCTATAAAATAAAAATAGATTCAACACACACAGCCCTAAATATATAAATAATTGCGCATCACTAAACACAGTATCTCCTTTTTATAAAATCATGCAAATCTTTAAACTCGCTTCCTCTCAACTTAAAAAGCAAGAAAACTATTTTAAGAGCATGAAGTATATTCCATTCGCTCATCTTAAATCTCCTTTTCTAAACATATTATATAGCAATCAAAAAGAAAAGTAATTGACCTATGTCAAGAAAATGAAAAAATATCAAAACAAACTCAAAGAACTTTTAACAGGTCTATATAGCTGACGAACAATACTTCTCATAGTGTTGATCTCATCCCCATTGTTCTGCCATAGCTTTTGCTATGCCTAGAAAAGTCTTTGACCTCAGTTTTGCCCTATCTGGACCAGGCGACATGTAATGAATTCTTTGAGCTTCTTTTTTAGGAAGCGATTTCCATAACTCTTTAACATTGTCTGTCTCTTTTAGTTTAGCAAGTCCTTTCAGCCACAAGCAAGTTGCTTTACTCTCAGGATGACCAAACATATAAGGTTGCACAAGTTGGTCATATTTTCGACCTATTATTTCAACGGCATATTTATGTGGAATTGGATTTTCCACTGCTATTAGCGGAATAGGAGCATTTAAAAGTGTTTTAAAAAATTCACCACCATCTTTTAAATCAGACCATCTTTCAGTATTTTTAGTTTTTAATTTGTCTTTATTGTAAAGCCAACAGACTCCAGCATTAGTTAGATATGTGCAGGTTGGAAATGCTATCATCATATCCCATCCTTTATCTAATTGTTCCAAAACATCACCCTTGATGTGCCACTCTGGATGACCGCCAGAACAGTCTTGTAAATCACACGAATACGCTTCATGTCCTAATGCTCTAAACTCTATTGTAACCGCTTGGCTCTCTTCACACGCAACTAATATTTTCATAATGAAAGTTCCCTTACCTCTAAGTTGTTTTCCTTTATGCTCATTTTATTGAAATAATAGCAATCCTCGCATCCAGTTAACGCATGAAGCCTACCAAGAGGAGCAGCCATTATTGTAAAATCTTCATTATGCATCGCTAATTTACATATCCCATTATGTCTATCTGCTTCAATATCCCAAAGATAATTTTTACAATTTCCACAAATCTTTATTTTTAGATCACTCTTTTTTATTCCATTGACTTTTTTTACTTCTGTATACTTCATTTCTCAATCTCCTTTTTAACTACATATAGTAAAGAACTATTTTTTTCAAATTTTTTAATCATCCCCATACTCCATCTCTCTCATTTCCTCAAACTTAGCATCACCCACATCATCCATCATCGCATCAAAAGCTTCATGAGCTTCATCCCACAAGTCATCAGCACTTCTACCAAAGTTATCACCGTCAGCTTCTAACTCTTCGTATTTGGCTTGTACCCACTTTTCACGCTTATTTTTATCTGCTCTCATTTTTCTACCTTCCTTTTCAATTCATGCCACTTGTAACCAATAGATTTTAAATATTCTTTGCCTTGCATAGTTACAAAATAAAAGCATCTCCACTCTTCTTTATGCTGTCTATATTCTGCATATCCTTTTTTAACCCACTCATCCCAATCATCGCACTGTTTTATCTGATAATAATTTCTATGAGATGTTGGATAAGGACAGTATCTTTTATTTGGTTGAGTGTATTCACTTTTTACATGGCTAATACCCATTGCATGAAGTAATACTCTTATATTTTTCTCTGGAAATTCTATCATCTATTATCCTTCCATCTCTTTTAATTTAGCTCTATTCCTATCCAACATCACTTTACTCGCCAAACAGCCCGGACTCTGCTTTAACTCATTTTTATAAAACATTATAAGTAGTTGAATTTCAATCATCTTTTCTCCTTGTTATGTAAAATTGTAGCACATTCCTTTCAGAAAGTTCTTGATACAAGTCAAGGAAAATGATTTATTTTTACATTATAATTAGGTTACAAAAAAGGAGAAACAACATGAAAAACTTACTAAATAGATTCGAGGCATTTTGTCTCAGAATGTCTAAGAAATTGTTTTAAAGGGGTTGATGATGAAAGGTAAACTAAGAAACTTCAAGACGGGATCACAATGCTCAAAGATATTAGAACATCTTAAACAAGGGCTAACTCTTACAGTTGAAAGTGCTAGAGCATTGGGATTTGGCAGTAATTTACGCAGCCGTATATCTAACTTACATGAAGGCGGTCACATCATTAAATCTAAGTTAGTCAAGTTTCCTGGTGGATACATAGCGAAGTATTATATGCCAGAGTTTGCAGCAGAGCTAAAATGAAAGAACTATCATTCAAACTCAAAGAAAACAAATGGCACTTTAGTATGGACGGAAAAGACATGATGACTAATCGGCATCTTCTCCGTCTGTTTCAAATCGCTCTGGAATTAATCAAGAGTAAAGAGATAGAGTCGCTCAATAAGAGCCAAGATATATGAGTATGCTTAAGCAACTCACAATTACCCAAGGATATATAATGAACATTGGTAAAATAGAGAGAATTAATGTCACTTTTGACTCAGAAGAATTAAGTGATTTAGCATTTACATTAAAAAAAGGTTTAGAATTAACGATAAAGACACATATAAACACAGCGCGAGATGCTTATAAAAGAGGTTACCCATTTAGATTAGAATTATTTAAAGAGCAAAATGGGAGAAGTTTAGACATGATGAAAACTTTCCTTGCATTAAGTGGTCGAATGGATGGCAACTATTATGAAAAAGAGTTGTTTGGTATGATAAAAAAAGATGAAGAGATTGAAAAATAATGCCTAACCCACAAGAACTAATACCCCACTACTTAAGAAAAGTAACTCTATGCTATAATGAGATATTCAATAATAAAAAGGGAGGTGATCCAAATGAAAAAAATCGCATATCTCTCTCTGTAAAGAATTATCATTTAAGCCTCACTTTAAGTAAAAGTGGGGTATAATACATTAATAACATTTATTTCGGTTAGCTTACCAGCTTTCTCTAGCTTATCTCTCTTTGAGGGGTAGGTTAATCGAAGTAAATATTTAGAAGATTTTATAGAGATAGTTGGTAAGCTCCTCTTTTAGAATCCTCACAAAAACAAATTTTTACTATCTTATGGAATACCTACTATATGCAAAGAGATTTACTCTTAGATATACAAAGAAAAGTATTAGGTGGCTACATTAATGCCGAAGAGTTTGGACACAAAAAAATATTAGAAGCTAGACTTGAAGAATCACTTTTTGATCTAACAATCCACAAAGCAGTTGTAAGAGCTTGTAATCATTTAATTAGTAAAGACATACCTGTTTCAGACTTTACAGTTTTAGACTTC